TTAAGGATTAAGGAGAGGAAAAAGGTGAAGAGGAGGACGATCTCAGCGTCTACCTATGGTTCTTATGATTCTGGCAAATTCTTCTGTTGGAATATTCGCCTGCTTTAGTTCAGCAAGTAATCTGTCATCCTCTAAAATGCGATTCATCAGACCTTCTGTTGCTTCGTAAGCTTTATCGTGGTGGTCTAGATTTATAAATATCACATAGTCTTCAAAGATAAGATAGACAATAACGTAATGCTCTGTGATATGCAAGCCTCGAAGCCCTCTAAGATCGTGACTTTTGGGTTCGCCGATCTCAGGGTTCTGGCGAACCCCTTTCATTTTGTTTGTGACCTGTTGCTTAAAAGCCTTGTTTTTACCCGTTAATTTGGCATACTTCTTGCTAAAATGACTTGTGACAATAGACTTAAAAACCATAAAATCGAGGATTTAAAGGCTCATCATATAGGCTTCTAGCTCATCGTCATCCTCAAAAACGATATAATTTCCCTTTGCAAAGTCCTCCAGACCTTTCCTGATACCTTCAATAAAGCTCTCTTCACACTCCTCTATCTTAGGTATCACATGCACCACCTCTTCAAAGGGATCTGAGCAAACCAATTACTATGCCTCCATCATATTTGTCATGACTTACAAATAAAAAGTTTTGTGCATTCACACACATACACATAAGCAAACAAAAGGCTTATATAGTAATCACACAAATGCACAAACATGGTTCCTAGATCAGACTCCAAAGTCGTAAACTATGAAGAGATTGAACTGGCGGTCCTTGGGGCAATACACTGCAATGGGCCTCAGTGCAGGAATAACCCCGTCCATATTTGGGAAATCTTGAAGCTAACTCAAAAGGCAGGCGTTAGTGAAAGGCGAACCAAAGATGCAATCGACTTCTTAAAAACCAAGGGTTACTTGTCAAATGATGAGCGAGGTCATCCTGATATCTACATGCTTACAAAGGCTGGAGAGGATTATTTCCTCAAGCTTGCAAAGGAGAAAGGTTACACGTAGAGCGGTGACCTTTTCACTTTTTTACTTTCATAGTAAGGTCTGCAAGTTATCCATACCGCCATTACAGCCATTTCCAGGCATAGTCCGAAATCGGCCTAAAAGCTCTTCTGGCAAACTGCCTGTTCCATAGACTATGGAATAATGCACAAGCTAGATTGATTGGCTGCCTCATAGCGATCCATCCCGGCCACTGCTGCCGATCACGATAAGGCCCTTTCCCAGCGCGCAACCCTATACTTATCGAGCCGGAAGCATATTTATAAAAATATCTGCTGCTTTTGAGCAGGAAATTTCAGCCCAATTTCTGCCTGAAAAGAGAGATGGATTCTTGCGGGTTATATGTAGGGCTCGGGGCCTCATCCCAGTCAAAGAGCATGTTTCTCGGGGATGGGGCTCTATGACGGCATAGACGCTATCAAGGAAGTCGCGCCAGAACCACCTGATTGGAAAGTGTAGCCTTCCATTTTTTCCTGTTTCCAATGCGATTGGAAATATCCCGTCGATCCATTTTTCGATATGTCAGATCAGGATGGGGGCTTTGCCAATCTGTGGAATCGGATAGGGAGATATCCCCTATCGCCTGCCACCTGCCAGGATACCCCTAAAGACGAATGGCCTGGTATTGTGGTTTTCTGCAGCCCACAAAGCAACAGCTAGCGATAAGATCAGATCATCGTGCTCTCCTTCTCTCCAAGAGCCATAAGAATCGTGAGCTGTCCTGCTATCGATTTTCACCTTGAAGCTCTGCAACTCTTCGGCCAATGTAGGGCCAAACCGGAGACCCTGAGCTACCTTCAGCCTATTGTTTTGGGCGAATACTTGCAGCAGGGAGACAAGATCCCTCTTAGGGACTCGTGCTCGTTTCCTGTCATCCAGCCATGTCACGGAATCGCCGCCTGTTATGCTTATGCCCACAACGGGCCCGATACCTCGATCAAGGACCAGATCGTATACAGGCCGCCCTACTCCGGTATAATCGATTGCCAGCAGCTTATTGGCTTCCCGCAAGGGCTTCCGGAACCACATTTGGAAGAGGTGCTCAACCTGGCGGGGATATGCCTCATCCAGTGGCCTTCGCTCCAAATGCTTAACCAGATAGCCTTGCCCGTGCCTCTCCAGCACGCATAAAGCTGAATAATCTTTAGCCTGTCCTACATCCCAGCCTATGTAATAATCTTTTGACGGTATAGCGGGCATTCCATCGCTTTTTATGAATGCTTCAATTCCGGTCATGTACTATCACTCCATAAAGGTTCTATGTCAGTGTCAAACATCATCTTGATCGTCTCATTAGAGAAATATTGGTCTTCAGTTTCCATAAATTTGCAATGATATTCCTGCTCATACCAGGGATTCGTCCTCTGCTCCTCTTCTAAGAACTCTTTCGTTATCCTCGGGCATTCTTCCGCAGGGATCTCGTAAGATTCCCATAGATCCCTCTCTTCGCTCCATATCTTGTGAAAATGGCCTCTCTTGCCAAAGGGAGTTGACATCAGGATATGCCTGCCATCGCTGACCGCAAGCATCGGCCGAACCGAGTTGTAGAGATCGTCTAGGACTCTCGATGCCTCATCCTCCAGCAAGAGGGTCACGGCAGAGAAGGACCGGGCCGATTTCTCACTGCCAGGCCGGGCAATGAAGCGGTTGCCGTTAGCAAACCTGATCGCCAACTTGGTGTCAGAGCTAAGATAATCAGATGGCAGCTCCACTGCTCCCCGGAACTCATCAAATTTGAGCATCAACTCTGATGATTGGTCTTGCGTCGGAGCTATGACCAGGCCGAAAGAGGGACGGCGATAGATGCTCTCATGCAGGCCCAACGCCGCGCAAACCGTTGATTTGCCGCTCTGCCTGGAGCAATTGAGGATGATCTTCTTTGACCTGCTCCTCAAAAGATCGGCCTGCCAGGGATCAGGATGGAAGCCCAAGACCTCCTTCCCCCAGGTGACAGGGTCCGAAGCATAGATCAGATCATCTGCCACGGATGGCATTAACAAGGGCCTCCTTTGCCTCTGGATATGGGTCTAGGGCCTGGATGATCACGGTTCGCAGCTCAATCCATTCGGGATTATTTATGATGGTGACCTGTGGCTGCTGTGATATCTTGCCTTCCAGCTCTGCCATGAGTCGTATTTGCTCTCTCAGCTCTCTCAGGAAGTTTCCTGCAGATTTCATATCCTGGCTGGATTCAGCTCGATCAAGCAGGTTAGCAGCTCGGTCCCTGACTACCTTAAGCTGATCAAGGAAAGATGCACATGTCCCCAGCCTGGCTGCCATAGACTCTGCTGCTTCGGTTGAGATCTCTTCCTTGATAGCTTCCAGCTCATCGCTCTTGATTTGAGCCAAAGCCTCTTCTCGGGCCTGCTCCATGGCCTCCCTGACATCTTTCAAATCTGTTCCGATATGGGCCTCTCGATGTCTCGATATTGATCCGATTGAGAGCTTGAAGCGTTCCGCTATGTTCCGATAAGGCTCACCACTGAGGAGCAGCCTATCGATTTCCAGCCGTTCCGAATGGTTGCATATCGAGCATGGCCGGGCCATTCTCCGCATCGATATCTACATCCAAACCGACTTTCCCGAGGGCCTTGATTCGGGCGCTCTGACTTTTAGATGAGAAGCCTTTCCCAAAGATAGCATCCAGCCATTCTTTATCATACCGGCCTACTACTTTCCGGGTAGCTACATCAGCTAGGTCTGTGGATGAGGTTATGCCATGCTCCTTTTCAAGAAGCTCATCATACTTCAAGAAGGTCTTTTCAAGTCCTTCTGTAGCTTTGATTATCTGGTCTGAGTTCCTTGCTCCTCGGGTTCCGAGTGTGTAGGCCATTGAGGTTCTTGTGCTATCGCTGGTGTATCCTGACCCTGATGCCAGGTCAGCAAACGCCTGGAGTTCGTCTATATTGAGTCGCTTGTTCCTTTTTCCTAGGATATCAAGCGCCTGCTCTTTGTATTGGGCCGTCTTGTAGCTGATGATCCAACTCATCCCACCAATGACACCGGCACCAAGCACCGCAAAGAGCCCTGTAGCCACTCCTCGGACTCTTGAAAAGGTTGCCGCCAATCCCTCATAACCTGCTGATAACCGATCCACTGCAGAGACTTGGGTTTTGGCGACATCGCCCGTTTTTTTGATGGACTCGGACATCTCCTTATTGCTTTCGGAGACTTTGCCAATGGACTTAGAGATTCCTGTGGTTGACTCAGATACCTTTTTACCAATCTCTTCGGTCTTTCCAACTATGCTCTTATCGACATCTATTTTGATTAGATGAGTGGAGTCGGTAATCTTGGAGATCTTATCCTTAAGATTACTATACTTAGTAGAGAAATTGTCGATGAGATTGAAACCAATAGAATAGAACTTCTGGTTAGCCATGACTCCTCCTCAGGCCCCCGGTTCGGGCACGGCTTTTATCAAGAGTTCGCCGTCTGCAGTGCATCGTAAAGGGATTACAGCGCCGGTTTCGTCAATAGCGCACAAAACCACATGGTCGGTGCACGGTGGAAAAGGAGGCATGAAACTGCCCCTATTTCCTGAAAATGTCGATGCCTATCTCTTTCCGGAGCCTCTTCTGAGCCTCACTGAAAGCCATTCCCCTGCCCGCTTCTGCTAACCGCTCTGAAGGCAGTCCTTTCGATCCTGCTGGTCGAGTCCCCTAGGGCGAAGACTCTCGGGCTTGGATAACAGCGACTGGGGGGGTTTGCACCACAACAGAGGGGGCCATTCCCAGCTCTTTCTGGAGTCTCTTTTGGGCCTCTGCAAAAGACATCTTTGGCGATCTATTCATTGCCTGTACAACGTCTTTTGGGATGGGGATTGTGGTTGGTGCCTTCTGCATAGGGACCCGCTTTATCGTCTGAACGATTCCGCTTTCATGATTTACTGATATGGATTTTCTTTGTGAGCATGTCATCTTCGATCGCATCCTGCCTTCGTCTTCCCTGCCATAAGGCAGGTTGTGGGGGAGTGACTGGAGGTTGGTACATCGATCGTCGCTCCCCCCCCGAAGACAGTATACACTATGTATAGTTCGTATATATAAATCTTTGCATATTGATCGATAATTGCCTAGAAAGTCATCAAACTATTATTATTCTAATCNCTNTTTATACTTTTGCCAGAAAAGATTTCTATGACATGTTATAATGAGTCTTGTATAATGTCATAGAACTAAATGGAGCGAAAAAAAGAAGGCGTGGCTAAAGACTTGTCTTATTACACTCAATCGATGAAACCATAGACCCAGTTAAGGGTACTGCGCACTGACAACATAATCTCATTGCGTTATCATTTTCGACATACCACGCGCATTCCGATTCAATACAATTTTGAAATTCTCTTAAGGGACATTTTTTTTTCATAGAAACCTCGGGCTGGAAACTCCAGTCTTTAGGCCGAAGTAGTTGACTTTCGTAATCTCTTTCTACATTGCCTTCTCTGGCATTAGCGAGCTAATGCCCAGCATAGTTCGTAATATCCAATCCACCCTCTAGTTTTTCGCGGATATGCAACAGTGAACCAGCGATATCATACATCGCATCTACCCTTGCACATTCAAAACTGAAATGATATCCTTCTCTAAGGTCGTCTCCGTCCGTTGGTACGTGTGCCACACACTCAGTTGTGCACT